AATTAGTTATAAATTCAATCCTTGTTGTAATTTCTTCTGTAGCAGAAACACTAACAGCAACATTTGTTACGACACAATTTGCCTCATACCAAACTGTATTTAAAGAAGTTGTAGTTGATTTGTATATAAAAAATCTCCCGTCAAAGTCTGCGCCCTGTTGAAGGCGGATAATTAATTGAGCAAGATAAAAAGGAAATTCTGGATCTCGAACAGTAGTATCATCAGCCAACTCTGAACTGTGCTCCCATAAACAAGTTAAATTCCCTTGACCACTGATTAATCCTGCTTCATATTGTTTTTTAAACTGATCACCTAAAGGCGTTAAATCAACTTGATCTCTATTAGTAGTCATTTCAAACTCTGTAACTCTTGCTAAATGCCTAAATCTGGAGTTAACAGTTTTAATTGTTATTTCTTTTGAAGCACTAGGAGTAACAAGTGTTAAAGCATCTGACTGTTTTCCTGTGATAGCAGCCGCAAACGTACTAAATAATCTAATACCTCCCATTTTATCAACGTAAATATACCAATTTCCATCTGGATAATTATGACCACTTACAAGTTCTAAAGTGCTTTTATCAATTGTTGCAATTTCTACACGATCCCCAGTAATTAACGACCCAGAAGACCTATCTACTGAAAATCTTTTAGTTGCTGTATTAACGTCATGCGGATCAAGCTTAGTCAGCAAAGACCCTAATAAAGTATCTCTTTTTATTTCGACTTCACCAGATTGCCCAAAGTAAACAGCCATTGTTAATCTTTAAAGTTTGTAAGTTCTATTGGTGCTCCATTTGCTTCCCATGTGAAGTCAACAGAAGAAATTTCACCAACAGCACTACTCATAGAAACACCTGTAATAAGAATAGAAAAAACAATCTCTCTTGCATTTGTCGCTGAGCCAGAAGATTCTTCAAGTCTAAGTTTGAGTTTCAATTCACCTGATTCTTCGTTTGTTGCATCACCAGCTCCAGACCCAACTTTTATAGATTCTTCTAAAAACTTCCCAACATTAGGAGCACCTGTAGAGGTATCTGTATAGTAAAAAGCTCTGCAAGATCCTGAATAACTTCTAATGCCTGATTTTATTACTCGGTCAGTATCACCCATAGCCGTGGCTTCCAACACAGACATGGATTGAGAAAAACTCCAACTTTGGACTTGTCCAATAGTTTCCTCTGTAAAAGTAGCACTTCCTGTTGTATCGGTTTTAGACAGAAGTAACTTTCCATCCTTACCACTGAAATAACCAGACACAGCTCTAAATCAAAACATTGCGTTTATTCTAAGGGGAATCGAGACAAGCGACAAATGAACAACTCACATTACTCAATCCATTTCCATTGCTTGTAACAGTAGGAGGTGAAGCATAACGCCATTTTAAGCCACCAGACTGGCTGTTATTTTCTGCCATATAAGTAGCTAAATTTGTTAATGCACCACTTGTTGAAGTATGACCAGTTTTTCCCACACCTGCTAAACCTGAGTCATTAGCAAAGGTTACATAGTCCCAAACAGAATTTACATCTCTGTAGTTTTCAAGAATGTCGAAAGCTTGTTCATCAGTAATATTTGAAAAGCCTAATTGCAAAGTAGCATTGACTCTTTTATTTCCATAGCGTAAATGCGTTTTAGTTCCGTCTAAAGATTCAAATGTTGCACTGGGATATTGACCGGGGTTATAGCTCCGTGAGCTTGGCTTGATTGTTGGAAAAGATTGTGCCATTAATTAGTCCTCTTGAACAGTAAACTGTGTGTCCCAATTCTGCAAAACAGAAAGGTAACCAGTATTTGCTTCAGTAGGAGCATAGCTTCCAGAAACTTCAATCAATCCTTCCTCACCATAAGAAATAGTCTCACATTTATAAACCTTGTTTTCTGTTGTCGCATTTTTCACAGTAAACAAACAACCTGCTGGAGCTGCTGATAATTTTGAAGGCATTATTTGACCTTCTGTTCCCGGCATCCAATACAAAACATCTTCATTCCCCGTCATATCATCTTTGCTAACAATCGTGCCATCTTCTAACTTGGCTCCATTTCTAAAGCGAGTTGTATGAGTCACCTCCGAAACTAAACGAAAATAATCACCGGGTCCAAGAGATTGAATGTATTGCGGTGCTGTTTTAAATGTAATTCCATGATCTGAAAGTCTTCTTAAATTAATAGCGTATTTTGCAAAGGTAATTGCTTGTTTTGAACTTGTACAAAAACCAGACATATCAAAGGTTTCTAATGGGTCAGCAACTGTGCCAGAATCAGAAGTTACTAATACTGATTTAGTTTCAGGGAATCCATTAGGCGTTTCTTTTCTAAATAAAACAGCAGCTCTAAACAATTGTCTCTCTTCTGGACTTAAAAATGAAACTTGTAAATCATTAATATTTCCATCAGTAAATAAACATTTAATGTCTGGTTTTTTATTTTTATCTATTTCAAAGTTTCCATTTACAGGGACTGTAGGCTTAAGACTAAACTTACCTCCAATAATTGTAAAATCGAGCAGACAATATCCAGCGTGTTCAAAAATAAAATCTCTTAAGTTTAATTTAGATGAAATAACACCATCCCAGAAGAAGTCGTTAGCCTTGCAAAACTTAGCGGCATCTTCCATTGAATCTTTATCAACAGAAACAGTTCCAACTAATTTACCTGCTCCGATCTTTGTACTTGTTAACAAAGCATAGGCAATTTCAGGAAATAAATTAGAAGATCCTGTCCCAGAAGTAATTAATCTTTCTATTTCAATTCCTTGTTTAAAATATGCAGAAAACTGACTAAAGTTTGTCCACTCTTTTGAACTATTAATAACTAAACCTGCATGAGCTAGATCTAAATATTTTGCTGAAGCGGCATCATTTTCAACATTTACTATTTCATTTACAAAGCAAATTTGATGTTCAGGTTCATTTTTATTGCTATTTATATCTCCTTCGTAAATATTCCAATCTTTTATAACATCAAACTTATTCAAATCTTTTCCAGCGACAGGAATAGTAACTTCTCCCACTTGTAATTGAACTTGAATAGGTTCAGGTAATATTTGGCCTATTCCTGAAACAGTATTAGGAATATACAAACCTTGTTGACTATGAGCTGTGTCATAGTTTTCTCCCCTATCAGTAGGATGTATTGTCCAAGTAGCATGATATTTAATATTATTTGCATCTGTATTATCTTTATAAACTTTTAAATTTATTTTCAAAGATCCTGCAACACCATTGCCAACATAAGTTGTTTTACCAATACTTTGACCATGAACAATATCAACAACACCTTCAAAAAAAGGTGTAGGTTCTATTGTTTGCCATTCCCACTCGTCAACATAAAAAAGATAGTATTTGTTTTCAGGATGTCCGCCACCAGTATTTTGACTTGCTGTAAATTTTCTATTGTTATAGTAAAAATAAACTTGTTGCCAATTACCAACACCGGGGCCGGGGTCTCCTCCTGGTGTTTGTTTTGCATCTAATTCTGTTCCGTCATAATACATAACCCAATGATATTTTCCTGCTTCAACAAAAACATTAGTTGTGGGATCCCAATATGCAATTCTCCTATTAACACTAGGATCATCATCAACAACTTTTACCCATTTTTGAATATCAGCCGTTCCATTAAAATTAGTATGGCTTTTCCACTCGTTTTGATTATTATGTTTTGCTGATTGAACTAATCCGTTTTTTAGTCTGTCAGACGGTTCTATATTCCAATCATTATTACTTACATAAACGTCATCTTCATTTATTGTTTTAGCCTCATTGCCAGTAAATAAAACATTAAAACCACCAACACCTGAAATAATTGTCGAAAAATGTTGTTGAGTTTTTGTTGAATCATCTGTTGCAGGTTCTAAAACATTAACCTCTTTTCCAAAATTATTTCCTCTTGTAAAATAATTACCGGGATAAGGTTTAAATCTATATTCAAATTGACCGTTCTCTTGTTGAATAGCAATTGAATTATATTGAAATTCTGGTGAATTACCTCTTACTGCAAACAGACCTGTGTGATTAGGTGTAACTCCATTTTTCATGTCATACCAAATAGTTCCACCAATCTTTCTTACTTGCAACATAAAGAAAGACATACGAGGCAAATATCTATCAACTTGACCTAATTGAATTTGTGTCCTGTCGTTATATGCACGATCTAAAGCTTTTTGGCCGGGTTGGCTATTTACGTTTGAAAAACGCATTTGTTTAAATACTTTTGACTTAATTCCAATTTCAGTAACATCACAATTTCTATTGTTAGAAACTGTTGCAAAAGCTATTTTTTGACAAGTGTAAATATCATGCCCATGATATAAATCGTTTTGACCTCGATTATAAGTTTCAACCCCACTAATTATTTGTTTATAAAGAATAGGAGTCCTCTCACTTAAACTATATCTCCCATTTCTGTTTTGCCCTGAACCCGGATCATACCAATCAGGATTATTGCAATGAGTTCCTAAGTCTGCCCCTGAAACAGGAATGTCTATCTTTCCTTTTTCAATGATTTCAAATTGGTATGATTTACCTTTTTCAATATGATAAGGAACTGGATCTGCAATTCCAATACATTTCATTACAGCCGTTCCAAATAAATATTGTTCTCCTTTAACAAAAATACTGTCAGCGTTTTCTCTAATAGAAATAGTCATGCTGTCTACATCATCAACGCCATGAGGCTTATAACCCCAAGCATCGTGATTCACAGTTGAAGTAGGGTCTTCTTGATAACCGGGTGTATTAGGATCTGTGTCAAATTTCATCTGTCTAGCATTATTTTCTCCATCAGGAGCAATGCCTGTAATTTGATAATCAACAATATCTCCTACCAATCCATCAATAGGAGCTGTTGTTGTTCTAGGTAAAACAGAAGAACCTCTAGTAACTTTTATAATTCCTGCTCTTGTAGGCCAATGTGCAAATTCGACCTTTTTTCTTTTTCTTGCATTATCCCAACCTGCTTCCTTAGAAGTACCTCTAACTGAACTTACTAATTCATAAGGTAATTTAACTATTTGAGCATTAGGAACAGGAGCAAAAACACCAAAAGTAATTTGTGTTGAAGGATTTCTTGATCCACTAAAGGCTTTATTTTTATCAAAAGCTTTAGGAGAGCCACCTGATTTATTTGGAACCTCTACAACAAAAGGATCATCATGAATAGATATTAAATTTGAGCTACTGTATCTTTCGCTTTTTTTAACTCTATTGCTTTCCTTAGCGTCATCATCTATATAAGATTTTCCATTTCTAAAATAAAGTCCAACTTTATGAGAGTTATAAGTATTTAATAGCGTGTCACCAATTCCAAAACCTTCATAATTAGGATGTGAAACACCATTAACTTGAGTAGGAATTTCACCTAAAGAAAACAACGCTAAAACTTTTAATTGTTGATATTTACCCATGCTTAGGAACTGCGACCAAAGCAATTGACTGTTAACTCTTATTCCTCCAAAACCTGCCTTTTCATCTGTATTAGCAAAGATCAAAGGGATTGCATCACCTAATATTGCTAATTCTTGGATTGAATCAAACGTAGCCTGTGGAGCAAATCTTTTATTGCCTATAGCATCAGCAGTTCTTCTCGAACCGCCTTGCTTCATTTCTTTTGGCTTAGGTGTTAATAAGTATGAAACAGTTGCTGCGACTATGGCTATTCCTATTTGAATTAATACTTGTTTGCTTATTGTTATGCCTAAAACAGTTCCAGCTTGTATGTCAGGAATTAATTGATAGCTTTTTGGCCTTGTTCCGTTATAAGCAGCAGTTGTATCTACAAAATACCAATATTCATCTTCAGTTAAATTTAAAAGTTTACATAGTTCTACTTCCGCCGGTAATAACAACCGTGGGCCATGAGGTCGTTTAAGGGAGACCAAATTACCACCCGGTTTCCTAATATTTTCTGGTAATTTAGCCATCCTTCCTCGTAATAAGCAGCCATGCCATAACCATCATCTGATTTACATAAAGCTATTGCTCCTAGTTTAGGGGGTGAATCAACTCCCCACCGATTTAATTCTTCAGTAAAGATACTGTAATCTTTTTTTCTTAATCTTCGATACCAAGAACGTTCTGGATTTGGAGAACTTATTCCATAACTTTTCAAAACTGTTCTGCATAGGGACAGACAATCACCAGCTCCATGTCTTACAGGGTCAGCTCCTAAACGATAAGGAAGACCAATTAATTCATATGGATTCACCTGTTCTGTAATGACCCAGTAACAGGCAAATGCCCAACAATTTCTTGAGTTAAAACACGATTAGGAGCAT